TCATTGTTGCACGGATGTTGCATCTAGTTTCACTAGCGGACATATTTCAGCAAAAGCATAGAGAGCTTCTTGTGTTTGTCGCCAAAGGGTCGTTCGGTCAACATGCAAGCGATTAGCTAACTGAAGGCTGGATTTACGTGTCGTCTTTGGAGTCAGATAACTCTCAACTAAAATGATCCGGTAGTCTTCACTCTCTATAGATTCAATAGCGCCTTCACAGCACGCTATATAGTACAGCTCGTCAGCGTGCGATATTACCTTGTCCTCGGCTTTGTTTCCATAGCTTGGTGACTTGGGCATGCCGTCCATCACGGGGCTTATGAGCGCTATTTTGGTGCGTTGAGCGAGCCGCTTGTGATGCCAGTAGTTCCCCAAGACCTCTTTGGCGTTTTCAATTGTTTTGTCATGATCAATTGGGCTAAAATATCTCGTTGCTCGCACCACTGCGTCCACTCCTTATGGTATAATTGATTTTGTAAAAGTTTGGGGGATAAGCGTGCCTTCGTGGTGCGCTTTTGTTATACTGTTTGTGAAGATGGTGGCTTAAGTTCCATTATTCAAAAGCCATGTATTGCATAAAAGTCCCTGTCTTCCACCCGTCGCTAATCCGGCGGTTTTTTGTTATACTGTCTTCGGAGGCCCACTCCAAAATGATTATTACCCTGGTTCAATTCACACACTGGCCTCCAGCGCGCCGCCAATCCGGCGTGTTTTTTTGTGTACTTTCGATATTTGCGTTTGCTATACTGATTAAGGAGGCAGCCTCTATTGTGGCGAAATTCATTACTTACATCTCTTAGCTTAATCTGCCTCCGGCGCGTCCTTCATCAGACGCGCTTTTTTTATTTGCTTTCAGGAGGCCGGATTAGTTCCCATGGATCAATCCCAGCTCCATATGCGATTTTATCTAAGGTGTTAAGTGAAATGCTTCCTCGTCCAGATTCGGCCTTGGCACACAGCTCGCCTTGAAGATAAGCGTCAACGTCCTTACTTTTACTCATGTTGTGCCTCCAGCAGCTCCGGATTCTCCCTGAACTTAATCTCTCGTTTCATCTCGCACCTCCCTGATTACATCCGCGACGTCCCAAAGCTCAAGCAATATTGCTACTAGTGTCAAGCAAATAAACGTTTTGTAAGCTCCAAAATTCATATATTTTGCAGGTAAAAATGAAGCTGACGCGGCCAACGTTAGGCTTAGACATGACATGAACCGATTTATGCCGATTCTCATTTCTTATCCTCGCTATCTTCACAGTAGTGTTCACATCTTTGCTCATGGCAGTAGTCTAATAATGCATTAATGTTGCAGGCTTCCATCTCACGCCATTCAGAAGAAATAATCTCAACAAATTTAGTTGGATCATAATTGTAAAGACGATCAAATGCGTCTATGTCTTTTTCCTCAACTAGATACTTTGGCTTATTTTCAAGTGAATCAATCAAGTCTTCTAAATTGCTATAGCCATCCATGAAGTCAGCAAGAATATATTTTCCAAGTGCGCTTTGAACAGTTGAAGCGTCTTTTTCCGCATCGTATTTCTTCATTTCTCCACCTCCAATTTCACGATTTCGCCGGTTTCCTCAACGCGCCAGACACCCAGTAACCATGCACGGGCGAAAGTGTTTTGCAACTTGAGCCATTTATCTTTATTTTTATCAGTGTATCCGCCCAAAACACGAAAAGTTTTAGCAACTTCTATTGGTGTAATCTCATCGCTCAGCGCAAAAGACAAGGAATAATCATTTGCTTTACATTGCTTTATCCAATCGCTTTGGGCTTCCGGAATCACCGGCAGATCATCTGGTAGGGCGGAATCATATTCTGAAAGATATTGATATCTTTCCATGTCATAGTTAGTGCTTCGCTCGATTCCAGACATCACGAGAAAGTCAAGAGCCTTTTTCAACACATCCCGCTTCGTCTCATTGCTCATCGTCAGTCACCTCCACAGGTGTGATCGTCTTGACCCAATCAGGCGCGGCGTCGATGTCGGCCTGCGTGACAGAGTAGTGCTCCCGTGCTTCCTTAAATGAAACGCAAGGTCCCTGATGCCACGCGGGCCCCGCATGATATTCTCTATTTACCACCGCGTAATGGCTGTCATCTGGGTCATCGTCGTCCGCTCCGTATGGCATTGGCAGGACGTAGCGCTTCGGCTTATCGACATATAAATCAGCCTTCATCTCGCGCCTCCCCATCGTCAGTCACCTCTCTGTTAGCGGCACTCCCCGCAATTCGTTCAATGTCTGCTTCTGTTACACCAACGCCAAAGCATCTTAATGTTTGACAATCATCTTTATATTTGATCACTGGTTGCTTGAAATAGGCTATCTTTTCATCACTAGAGACATACGCTAATGCCGCTGGGTTTAGCAGATACCCGTTGTCTAGCTTAATCATTTTCATCGTCAGTCACCCCTTCTTTGGCAAGAGATAGAAGACGAACAACATCTTCTGGCTTGTGACCATCATATTCAGGTGACTCAGGTAACTCGCGCACACCATCGAACAAATACCACTGTGAATCAGGATAGTGATAGGTATACTGCCCTTCTGGTGTCTCAATTCCGCACAAGAAATATCCTGCAAAGCCATTACCGTCTGACTGGGTATGCGTGCGCCATGATTGATGTGGGTATGCTTTTAGCAAGGCCGCAAACAAAACTGCACGGTGAAAATAAAGATCGCCAAAGGTGTGACTTCCATCAAAAATCTTGTTGGTCTGGTCGCCTTCTAGTTGCTGATGAATCTCCCAATTTATTTTTCTGATTTTCTTACTTGGTGCCATCGTCAGTCACCTCTTCTTTCTCGCAGTCTTGCAAGCCGTAATGCTCGATCTCTGATTCAGTGAACTTGCCACGAAGTTCTTTATCCGCTGGGCAAATCGTCAACAAATCTGTATCGCCGGACTTGTAATACCAAACCTCTTTGGTATGTGGCACCTTGACGTTGTATTTCTTTTCCTTTGCCACGGTGTAGCCGTTGACGTAAGCCTCAATCATGTCCCACGCCTCATCTTTATACCTTGCGAGAATGTCAGAAACCGCATCAGGATTGTACCGGCCATAACGAGCAACTAGCCAGCCCTGACGCAAAGCGTTTGTTTTACTGATGACCACTTTTTCTGGCACCTCAATCAACGTGACAACGTGGCCACCATAATCACGAATCACGTCTTTGGCATCTTTCTCTTCAGCCGTAATCGGGCAATGCACGCTGCTTAGTTCCCAGAAATCGTCTCGGTCTTCAAAGTCCCAGTAGTCGCCTTCATCGTTCCTAACCATGTACAGTTTTTCTTCGCTCATTTTTCGTCCTCCTGTTTGATTGGCACTAGTTTGTAGTCCACATCTTCGTACATGACGCCTACAACCTTGCCAGTCTCTTTGCTGATGTAGATGTCATCGAACGTGTCGTCTCCTGTTTTCATTGGTCGGCCTCCTCACAGCCACATAGCAGCCCCTATGACTCATTTCGCACTGACTGACTTCACAGCCTGATCTGAATAGTCCTTGATGCTCTGTGCGTCTTTGATGGCCTGTGACAAGTCATTGTTTGCCTGTTTGGCGGCTTCTAACTGTGATGTAAGGTCATTGATGGTCTGCTGCTTAGCATCGACCTCAGCCTGTTTCTGGGCGACTGCTTGCTGGCCTTCAACGATCTTTTGCTGAATCTGGGCATCTTTGCTTGCCATGTCGTTATCGTATTGCCGTCTTAGGGCCGCATACTGTGCCTGTGCGTCAGACAACTGATGCTGCAAATCGGACAAGCTAGATTGCGAAGCGTTGATCTTAGCCGTCAGCTTGTCGATATTGTTTTTGGTCTCCACGATGTTCTGGTGACCTTGCCAAACATTATCGGCAATGGTAGTTGCACCGGCTCCCAACATAAGCCCTGCTAAAACAGTTACAGTAAATGTCAATTTTTTGTTCATGGTTAATCTCCTTAGTTTTTAAAGTTGTTCTTCCGTGAATAGCCCTGTGTGATAGTCATATCTAGCAATCGTTATCGGTATCTTGTACCTGATCATGAACAGCAACATTCGAAGCCTAGCATCGGTGGTCAATGTAGCGTCTCCGCCTTTAACATCAACAACCTTTGTCAATTCGTCACCGTCATAAAAGCAGTAGTCGGGTGTGTATACGCGTGCTGAATAACGTTTTCCATTGATCTTGAATGCCGACAAAATCTCAAACGATTCCTGAATCGTTACCTTCTGTGGCTTGTTTCGTATCAGCATGTAGTAGGCGCCCTCTGCTTTGCTTGCGAATCGAATGCCATCGATAACAACCGGCTGCGCATTGTACTTGCCTCTGCGTCTCTTGCGAATAACCATGGCTAACGACTCACGATCTCTTCATGGCCGTTGTTGCGGCGTGGCAGCTTGATCTCAAATTCATCTGCCACTCGTTTCACGAACGTTGTTGACTTCCCGATCCGTTTTGCAACGTCAATCAGTGTGTCACATTGTAAGGCCGCTTCTGCAATTCCGCGCGCGTATTTGGCACGGGCTTCTTTTCGCTTTTTTGAAATCTTTTTAAGGCCGTTGTTGACTGAGGTCTTCAAAATGTCGCTGTCATCAATACCAGATACCGCACGTTTATCAACAATCGCGCGTTTGGATACAACGATCAGGTTATTGAACTCTTGCTTCTCAATTTTTGAGAATGCTTCGCTTTTTGAGATATCTAGCTTAACTGCGTTTTCGTATCGCTTTCGCAATTCAGCCTTGAAGTCGCTCCACACTTTGTCGCCCTGCTTGTATAAACGCACTGTTACTTGTGTCATAATTTCTTCTCTCCTTGCTTATCAGGTCTCAGTTCGTCAAGGCTAACGCCTAGAGCATCCGCAATTCGGATCATCGTTGAAAATGACGGATCTTTGCTTTGACCGGTTTTGATTGAATAAATAGTTGTTGGATTTTTATACCCAGCAACTCTGGAAAGTTTCCTGATACTGTAGCCTTTTTTGTTCATAATTTTTTCGATGATGTACCACATATTGATTCTCCTTCGAGCTAATGTACGATATGTTGTTTTTATCAGTGCACTATCGTATGCTTAACATGTACGAGTGCTAGTACACCCGTAACTATCATGTTAGGAGGCAAATAATATGGCTAATAAAACAACCTCGAGAAAAGCCGCTTCTGCAGCTTCCGCTGTCTTGCGTGATCGTCGCACTAGTAAGACTTCTAAAACGGCCGCTGCCAGCGCATTAGCTCAACGTTCCAAGAAAAAGTAGTCACACAGTCATACTTTAATTACTCCTTTAGGGTCTAAGGTTTCCCTGAGGGAGATTTTATTTACTAACAACGAAAGGAAATTGAAAATCATGAAACTCAATCCAGACTGTTTACGTGATGTGCTTTTAGTTGTGGAAACCAATGCCTCTACCAGCCAATGGGTAGAAGCAAAAACACTTTTAGCTGATCCTAGAATGAGCTCTTATTCTTACGAAGAGATCGCTTACCATGTACGCCAAGCAAATTGGGCAGGACTTTTAGCTGAAGTTAAGTGGTTTATGAGCGCAGGGTTTCTAATCAAAGACTTGACGCCTAGTGGGCACCAGTTCTTGGCGGACATTCGTGAAGACACCAACTGGAATAAAGTGAAGTCTGTTTTGAAAAAAGTTGGTTCGTTTTCAATTTCTGCGATTACTCAGGCTGCTGCTGGCGTGGTTCAGGCTGATATACAGAAACATCTAGGCCTCTGACAGGAACTAACCACTTCATTTCAACCTCTACAGGGTCATTCGCCTCAGCTTTGAAGTGGATCTTTTCAACCTGTCCAACCTCAATGCCATTCACAAAAACTTTGCCGTTTTGAATTCGTAGGCTATTCATTTCGAGTCCTCTTTCTTTCCAAGTGCCTTTAACTGCTCCATCTGCTCAGCCAATTTGGCTCTGTCTTCTGCGGACACTTTTTTGTGTTCTGGTTTGTAACCCGGTTCAGCCCAATCAGGCAATTTCTCATTCCGAACTGGCTTGCCGTAACGGCGCTGAGGCTGATTCGTTTTGCGTTCACTATCGTTTGCTTCGACAGCAGCAACCGTGAGAAGACGCTTGCTCTCCCAGTTTTTCAAGATGCCGTTGACGTACTTGTAGTTTCTAACATTGCTTTCAACTGCAGTCCTTAGCGCCTTTAGAACTAGCTTCTCAGGTTCAGGTGATCCTGCTTTTCGCATGTCATCAACCCAATCAACAAGGCTTTCTCTGGTGAACGGTGATAGTTGTCCAAACCCGTTGCCTTCCCAGAAATTGCAAATATCAAGAATTGATGATGACGACGATGACGGTTCTTCAGTAGGCCTCTCTGCTGCCTTTGCTGGAGCAGTAGTCTGTTGTCGTTTAGTTTTGTCTAGTTTAGTCTCGTCTTGTTTAGTGTATGTGCTACTGTGTTGCCTACTAGGTTGTAAACTACCTTGTAAACTGTGTTGCCTACTAGGTTGCCTACTGTGTTGCCTACTATCTGACACACTGTCATCAGCTTGACTACTAGGTTGCCTACTATCTGACGTACTAAGTTTTCGTGAAATATCGATGACTGAGTAGGTCGTTGCCTTAACACCGTTAGTTTGAAAATCTATCAGCCCTGACTGCTTTAGCGCGTTGCGGGCTTTGACGATGCCCTGACGGCTTAAACCAGTCAACGTTTCGAGTGTTCGATTCGGCATATTGAATTCGCTTGGCCAGCCTAGCTGGTTACATTGGTAAACCAGCCCATGCCATAATGCTATCTGTCCTGTGCTTAGCGGATTAACGCTTTGCTGAATGTAGAACTCTCGAATTAGCTTGAATAAATCCATGCGGTGAGTCACCTCCTACTCGACTAGCTCATCCATGCTGATAATTGTGGCGACTCGTTTAGTTGCCTTGCAGTAATCACAGGCCTCACATCGATGAGGCCGCACCTGACCGGATTTAACCGCCTCAACGTGTTCGGTGCTGTCATGGATCTCTTCCAGTGCCTCGTCCATACGGTACTGTGGCACTTCGATGACGGCATGGTCGGGTACATCTTCCTTGGTCACGGCAATGATGAATGCTCGTGGTCGCGTTCCGTAATTTTGGTAAATCAGCTCCTGATAAACCGCCATCTGAAGCTGATAGTTATAGGCATTAACGAAACTGGTTGGTTGACGTTCTCCTGGTTTCCAATACTTCTTGTGAAGCGACTGTGTGGTCTTTAGATCCAAAAAGAATGACTTTGTGGAGTCGAAGCAGTCCAGCTTGCCCATCCACTCGACCCCAAACAGATCACCGGTCAGGATCTCTTCTTTTTCGCCCTGATAAAGTCGCTGAACATTCTCATCAGCTTCAAGCGTTTTAATCATGGCATCAGCTTGTTTATACGGAGCTTTCAGTTGCCCTTTTGATGATCCACGAGTTGAGAACATCTCTGGGTGTCCTTTGATAAAAGACTCATGAGCTTGCTTGGATTCAAAATAGCTGTGTAGATAGTTCCCAACCAGCAAGGCAGTCAGATCGCCTCTTGGCGTCCATTTACCTTGCAACTCGGCCATCGCTTCTGCTTCGCATGTCAGAAACTTCTTAAACCAGGTAGCAGACTGATATTTGAAACTGGTATCCAGTGAGTAATAATTATCCTTGTTGACCGTCAAAGATTTCTGGTTGTTTTCCTGCATTTGGGTCGTGGGTAATGTCTGGCTTAAGAGCATCTGGCTTCACCTCCGATTTTGTGACGGGTTCAGCAGGAGTGTTAAGTGCATCCTCGATAGAGTTAGGATCTTCGGGGGTAACATCCTTCAGTTCTGGATCAGCTTCGACTGGTTTCTCATCGGCACTGACCGCGCTTTGCATGTCGGTTGTCATTGGACCCCACTTAGTCAGCAGCGATTTGATTACCGTCTTCAGGGCCATAGCCTCGTAGTTATCTTTCCAAACGCCCTTAGGCTCCGTGCCACCACCAGATTTGCTGAAACGCTTGCGATGATCATCGACTTGCTGATAAGTCCAATAGACCATCTTTTCAAAACCGTTAGTCAGTTTGAACGATGCGGCATAGCCAACCGGTTTTTCGCTTGCTTCGCGATCATGGAAGTTCGGCGTGTACTCAAGTTCCTCTGTTAGTGGGTTCCAGCTATTGAACTCATCTTCATAAATTGGTAAAGCAGTCAGGCGCTGATACCGTCCTGATCGTTGAGCTAATTGGATATAGCCTTTATAACCAATCTGTGGCTGCGCCTGGTTCTTGTATGGAACGATGTAGACAAAACCCAGACTCGGGTTAACCGGAAGATCGAGCGTGGCCGCTACCAGGGCCGAGTTGATAACGCTTAACTGATCAACTCTGGCTAAGCTTGGATTAAGGCTTACCGCGCTGGCAATCGATGACAGAAACTGTGGTGCCCGTTTGTCCAGAAGCGCTGCAAACTTATTCTTAATGGCATCTGTTTCAATTAATTTCTTGACTGGCATCTTAGCCAGATCGTATTGATTGTTCATTTGTACTCCTCCTGTTTTCTTGGCCATTGTTTGAATCCACGTTCTTTTAGAAATTCTAGGATTGAAATTGGATCTTCTTTTCCGAACAGTGTGTTGACAATCGCTTGGTCACTGAAGTAATCAGATGGATCGCGCAAGACTCGATGGTAGAACCAGCCAATTCCGTGCTCCGCAACTTGATCACTTAAATAGGAAAACTCTTTTCTTTCATTAAATGCGCCATCAAGTGGAGAGGCATACCGGGACTGGTAAAACCAAGGCTTCGTACGATCAACATTCCAGTCATCAGCCATTGACAAAAACTCCTCCGCTTGTTCGATATCCATATCTTTGGGCAAGACGGTACCGTGATAGGACTCCCAATCGGCAATGGCTTTATCTTCAAGCGATTCTCGCCGTTGATATTCATTCAGAACCGTTGTGTTGTAATCAAGCATAGTCATCGACCGCCTTCCGTGATAAACTTGGGCTATAAATTAATTTGCTTTGTTCCTTATTTCCCGTGGTTGCAGCCATGGGATTTTTTTGTGCGCATTTGTTGAGCATCCGTTGACTAAGTTCGAACATCCAAAGCCAACCGCTATCTCCGTGGCTCTTGTAAATCACGTTCTCGGCTTGATCATGAATGTCTTGCCAATATGCCTTCGTATCACGCATAGTTCTTCCTCCTAACGTGTCCATTGTTTCCAGCCTCCTACTGCTGTGGCGCCGATCATGATGCCAGCCATAGCTACAAGAAGATACTTCCAAAAGGCTGATGTTGGGTCGAACAGCACTGACATGATCGCTTCTAACATTTGTTAGTCCTCCTATTGTCGTGCAAACCAACGCTCCATCTTCTCAGGCTCAACTCGCTGTGTTTTACCTGGCCCAACGAATGGAGCACCACGCTTCTTCCAACGGCTCACTGTCGCGGCAGAAACCTGATAGTGTGCCATGACATCTTTTGGCGTCCAATAAACTTTGGGCTTAAAGGGCTTACGTGTCCTTTGCGGCTTAGTGGGATCGATCAGTGTGAATCCTTGTTCCATACCTGCTCTTCCTTCCTCATATAATGAAGTTTCTGATAATGTGGGAGCCTTTCGCTGAAAAGATCCATAATTGAGATGCCTAGCATTTCACAAATGGCATTCAGCTCGGTTAGATCTGCGACTGTGCTATCCATTTTTTCGAATGCGTATGCTTTCAAGTTTTTAGCGTCATCACGTGTAAAATTGGGATCATTAGCAAGACCCTCAATGTCGTGCTTGATGAAAGCAGCCTTCTCTTCGTCTTCTTCTCGTTTATCGGTGAATAAAAGTCCACGTAAATCGTGGTATATTCCGTCACCGCTAAACAGCTTAGGGATTCCTAGAAACAAGTTAGCCAATTCATAGCTTAGTTCGCTGTCATTCATCGAATTGGCAATGTCAGTAGCCTCATTTGCTCTAATGGGAGTTCCATGAAAATAGTTGTTGATCGTCGAGCGCCCTAATTTTGCTGCATAAGCGATCACCTTCTGTGGCGTGTTGGTTCTAGTAGCGAACCTATTCAAAGGGCTACTAATTGTTGCTTTCATACGTTCCACTTCCTTTAAAAGATGAAATATTGGTGGATATTGATTCATGCTATAGAAGGCTATGATTAACCCATAGCAAGTTGATCAGCATCTTCAGCTAGCCATTCGTCAACGTGGCCCTTCAACTGCTCGTCCGGCATTTGTTCGAATGCAAAGTCCGGAACCTCTGGGTAGATGCGGGTCAAAAAATCAATCATTGCTTCGCGCTCCATATGGCTCACCTCCTTAACTTGAAAACTGAATATTGTGTGATTGCCTCCACCGAGTGCGATAATTGCTTTGAAGGGGGGTGATTAAATTGGCAATGTTTACGCGCGCTAGCTTAACTTGCTCACAATGTGGTAAATCTTTTCCTCTAAATCTAAATGTAAAACCACAGGCAATCCGTTGCCCGTTTTGCCAGAAGGAAATGGCTTCTGACATGATTGAAGATGTCTATACCGCTGCCGGTTATGTGAGCGATATTAACTACCGTTTTAGAAAATACCTGAATGAACGTGACGAGCCGGAATTCAGGCTTTCTGTGTGGGAAGAAGAAATCCACTATCCGTATGAAGATACTGAATAACGTCCGTTAGCTGTGTTAACGTAATGTTCTCGGTTTCTATCAGCTTTTCCACGGCAGCAATCACTTTCTCGAGCTTCTCTTGCCCGAGTTCCTTAGTGAGAAACTGCCGTTTTTTATTTAAGATGTCATGCTTTTTGAGGATATTCATTTGACTGCCTCCTTTCGCTGGGCGGGAATGTGTTTACTTAAAGTTGACTGATATTCCAAAAAAATAAGATCCGGCTTCGTTTTTAATGCAATGGCAATTTTGAATGCCAATTCATAGCTAACACGGCGTTCTCCGCGTTCGATCAATGAATAATATCCTTTGCTAATGCCAATCATATTTGAAATATCTTGCATTGTAAGATGAAATTCCTTGCGGCGTTCTTTCAGCTTTTCGTTCAAATGATCACCTCCTAATCAACTTTATGTAAACACTATAATCTACAATTAGTAAACTGTCAACTAAAAAAGTGAACTTTTTTTAAACTTTGTTGAGTTTACAATTTGTATACACTATTCTATTCCTATGAGGTGATATGATGAGCTTCGGAGAAAGACTAAGAGAACTTAGAAACGAAAAGAAGATGACACAATCTGATGTCGGGAAAATTATAAATGTAAGCAAAGCGTCTGTCTCTTTATATGAAAAGAACGAAAGAACACCTGACCAAGATTCTATTAAGAAACTGGCTCGTTACTTTAACGTTTCTACTGATTTTTTGCTTGGAGTTACTGACGTTCGCTCAAAACCGGAGCAAATAGACATATCAGATTCAAAAAATGATACCATCATGACCTTTGAAGGACGTCCCATTCCGCCTGAAGATCTTGAGATAATCAAGAGACTTCTTCGAGGTGGCAAACATGCTGACTGAATTTACCAGCGAGATGCTGAGAGAAGTTTTAAACTACGGATTTGACCGTGGAGTCGGGGCTGAGCTGACATATAAGCTAAAACCATACACTCCGTCAGTTTCTAATCCTGAAACGCGTTGGATTGCGGTTAATATGAATTGGCATGAACCAAAACAATTGCCCTATCAAGCGGCACACGAAATAATGCACGTTCTACACCAAGATCCAGCTTGTCTGTATTTCTATTCAGCATCAAAGAATAGCATTGAAGGTGAAGCTAACATTGGGGGAATCCGCATACTCGTTCCTTTATATTTTGTTGATATTGATAAAGAAGACGCCAATCTGAATCAATTTATGAAAGCGTTTGACATTCCGGCGCCAATGGAGGATGTTGCAAAAGAAACAATTACGGAGTTTTATTCATTCTGAATTGTTCCGATTGGCTATTTGTTGCAAAACACGCGCACTTAAGGGGAGACATTAATATGGGATTGGGTCAGTGGTTTAAGAACAATTGGAATGCCAGTCTAATTCTTAAAAAGTATAAAGATGGGGAAAAAGTAACACCGGAAGAAGTTGAATTATTCAAAAAGGCATATTCTGGAAGAACACCGTCAGAACAAGTCGCACACGAAAAAAAACAGCAAGCAGAAAAAAATGCTCGAAGAGTTGCACGCGATGAAGAGGTGCTAGCAAAGCAGGAAGCTGAAAAGCAAAAAAATATCACTGACCCAAAATGGACGTTCAATGCAAATCGCTCTGCATACCCTTTAAAGCTAGACACGCAGAGAAATACATGGCGTATAGGAGATCATGGAAGCATTTATCTTTGTTCCGATTTATTGTCTTTTCAGTTAAAAGAAAATGACTCTATGATAGCACAAGGCACATCATCGTTCGGAGGATTTGTCGGTGGAAATATTGCAGGAGGAGCGGCAGGCATAACGAGCTCTTTTTCCGGAAAGCAGCGAATCAACCATACAGTTTCACGAATGGAGATATTTATAAACGTCAAAGGAACTGTTCGAAATACAAGGACCATTAGCATTTATAAAGGATCTCCGTTAGACGTGACTTCACGTGCCTACCGAAGCTATTTTAAAAAGGCTCAAGGAATTATATCTATACTAGAGGATATAGCGCGTCGCGGAATTAGCACTCCACAATGAATGCTTAGTAAGGGCAACATGATCGAAAAGCTAAATTCGGCATATTAGCTTTTATGAAATGCTGCATTTTTTGGAGGATTATTTTATGGGAAAGAAATCGATAGCTTTTATAATGACTATGTTGATGGCAATTTTATTGATTGCCTGTGGAAGCAATGCAGCTAAAAAAGCTGACTACACTGCAAACACAGCCGAAGCAGCTCTTAACTCGGGAAAGAATATCGATGGTAAGACGATTGAATTCAAAGCGGAAAAGGTCATTCCAAATGGAGAACTTGGTCATACGATTTGGGCTGGGAAACATCTTAATTTTATTAGTAGTGAGAACCCCAGAATTTCGGTTGAGAAGGGTGAAATCTTAACTGCTAAAGTAAAAAAAGCTAAAAGTGTATTGGGTTCTTGGCTTATCACGTATTCAGATCTGACAAAAAAGTGACTTTTGAGAGCCTATATTTCGGTTGAAAGAAATGAAAAAATCAGTCCAAATACTGACGACTATAAAAGCTGTGAGTTAGGGGGACGTGTCATGGGACTGTTTGACCGCTTTAAGAAACTGGTTGTCGGTAATTCGAGCGAAACGCTTCCTACACAGCCGGCTGTAAACATAAAGAAACACAGCCAACCAATGCAACAGCACGGAATTACGACTCAAGTAATTCATAACATCCCGACCGAAGTTGCTGAATTAATGTGGTTTTTCGATGGACCGATGAAAAACCTTGACGCTGAAACAGAAGAGCCATCCGGAATTTCTTTTCGATTACCTGTCAAAAAGGCTAGTGCGCCAACGAGAATGGGTTACTGGCCGTCATACCATAAGATGTCACCCACTGAGCGATATAGCTATCTAAACTGGCTAACAAACGTTGATCAGCCTATTGATATCGGTTATGTCTTTGTTTTCTTTTATGGTCTTGAGCGCATGATTGCAACACCGAAACATGATGCTGCAGTGAAGATGATTCATCGGCTAAAGGAGCACCACAACGAAAGCGGGTCATTCTCATCCTATTCAGATGAAGCACTTGCGTACGCCGCGTTACTTTATCACGATCCTACCCCACTACAATATATCCGCGGAACTAACACATCGATGTTGATACTATCGAAGGCAACCTTCGATCATCGGTTAACTGCTGATGAAATCATGTCAAGTTCACGCGGGTTCGGATGGGACAACACTAGATACATTAAAAATGAACATGAACTTTTTGAGCATAATCTTCTTGTTTGTCTACAAAATTTGTACAAACAGGACTACTATCCGATTCCAAATCTACTAGATCAAGTCCCACGTACTCAGTTGCATCTTGCCAATCTATCGATTGCAACTGATGAACGAGTTATCGATTTAGGCATAATTGATGGCTATCATTGGACAACCACTATGCGTATCCCCAAACGAATAGATATCCCCGACTTTTCTCAATCGAAGATTATTTCTAGAGATATTCAGCAATTGCTCAAAATAGCGCACGAAAAAACCAAAGAAGATCTAGCTAAGATGAGAAAGAACGGTGAACGCCCAAAGGCTGCCGCTAAGAAACCTTCTCGCAAAAAACGGATAAATCCTGATACAGGCTATCCCCTTTCGACTGAAAAAGCAATTGCGTGTGCTCGTGAACTATATAAATCTACAATTGCCGTTCACCCACAGCAGCTCACTGGTAATCCAGACTATGATGAGGAAATGAGAATAGTCGATCACGTCTTGCCACACTACCGCCTTGGTGATCTACAGTACAAGCTTGGTGAGTGGAAGGAAGCAGAAACAGAATGGATTTCAATTCTTGACTTAATGGGTGCTCTTGCCGCGGAAAAGCTGGCTATTATGTACCACAAACAACATCGGTACAAGGATGAAATGGAAATACTATCTGCTGGCATGAAAGTTTCTCAGCGTAGTAAGGTCTATCCAATACCCGACAAGTTTGCCGATCGTTTGATTGCGGCTAGTGAATTCTACGTGAAACATTCTACTGAGGATGAATCAGAGACTTTTCATTCGGCCAGCGGACACAAAAATAGCCCCGATGACGCTGCACATATGACGAAGCAAAACTAAAAGATTAAGCCTCTTGAAGGAGAGTATAATGGAAAAACATGATGATACCGAGACGAAAAAGCTATTAAGAGAGTATATCTACGTTGACACAGACTTGATGAATTCCTTATTAGCCCAATTCGACGAGGGATTGAGCACCCTAACTACGCGTATGAATGAGAAAACCTCCATACTGACTCAGGCCGCAACTATGGGTGGGAGAGAGTCCGCACAAATTGGCGGCGGAGTTCCAGGGTTAGCAAATAGTTCAGGAACAGTTGGGAGAAGCCACTCTGAGACCGACCAAAACTCTAAACAAGATAGGAATCAGTATTCAGAGAATATAGTATACGGTGATTACGGGGTCGAGATCCTCGAAGGCTATCTAATGGACCAATTTGTTCCCGTTGAGAATGCTATCCCAGGAGATGTAGTTTGTTACAGTGATCATTTTTTCTTGTACGATTTTGAATCTCTTGAGGCCGGCACCAATCCCCAAACTATTGACCCAGTGATGCGCTTATCTACTGATAATGTCTCAGATGAGGATTTAAAAGGCTACAAAAAACAACTGCGTTTTATGCAGTCAAAAGCTCAGAACGCTAGTCACTCCAAAGAACAAATAGAAGCCTTGATGGACAAAATTAAAGACGCGGAACAAAAAAACGCAGAAAATAAAACTTCTCAAGAAAATTTTAAAAGTGTTTATGCGATCGTTAGTTTCTTTTCAAAGAGCATGCCAAACAGTGTGATTGTATCTACTGCGGAAACCATCGTCTTTGCAAAAAAGTCACTATTTAGATTAAGCCCATCACAGCTTCAAATGCTACAAAAAAATCCACGAACCCTACACATAATGGGAATCGTGGAAAATAAATCTGATAATACGGACTGGGAACGCCAAGTTCTTGCAGATGCACAAATGGAACCACACGATATTGGCGCAATTGCCACTTATTTATCATCGATTGCGCTGACCAATTTTGGAATTTCACAAAAGAAAGACTCTTTAAGAGTTAGGCCTATCTCGATGTATTTTTAAGTTTCGTTTAGGCCCTTGAGGTCTACCACTTGGTTTGGTGGTTAGAGAAGCTTCCTTCATTTCACGATCAATTTTTTCTTGCATTTTCTGAATTTTATTATCTTCACGTTCGTAAGTTTTTTTAAGCGCCGAATAAAGCTTAACCGCGTCTTGAATTTTGAAAACCTGCATCATACCACCGCCTTTCGATGTAATCATAATACAAAAGTTGCAAACGGTCTACCAAACGAACCTATTCGTTTTGTCTGAACAAACTGGTGCTTTAAAGTTGGCACACAATTGTTCGAAACTATAAGCATATAGTCAAAATGTTTTGCGACTCATCAAATGAAAGCCCCTCACCAACCTCAATACCACCATCCAAGGGAAGCAAATCTGAGTTCGTTGAGAGCTTTTGAATCATTGCATCCTTGGGTAGTTTATTTAAATAATCAATCAATTGACCAACATTTTTTATTTTTGTGTTTTCCTTTCTAGTCACTGCCCTTCTAGTCACTAATGAACAATATTCACCCAATTATATCAAAAATGAATTTAATTCACCATCAACGGTTAAAAACATAGCTACTCGTATCAAATTAATAGTTAAGACAGGAGTCTTACTTATGGCAAATTCTACGATCAGGCAGGCCGATATACTGTTAAGAGAGTGTACCGTTATGCAGGTAGCTACGCTTGATACCGATACCGGTTTTCCTAATATAGTTTCGCTGACACCACTTAAATCACACCGATCGCTTAAAGAAATCCTTTTTTACACTGATCGCGACACTACTACCATTCACAACGTCCTAGAGAAGCCTGTGGTGGCTGTTTACTGTTTCAATGAGCTACACCACTCATCGTTGCTATTGCGTGCAAAGGCCGTTGTATTGACCGCTGAGGAGGCCTTACCAAGCTTTACGGAAAACCTCAATTCTTTTCAAAAATCGTTACAGTATGATCGACCCGTCATCATCCGTTGCACCCCACTAACCGTCAAGATTAGATACAACAATGACATCGAGTTCAGCAAGCTAAACGAAATCTAAGCTCAGTTCTTGGAGATGCACTTATGAATGGTCCAGATACATTAAGCGAGGCACACTTCATTGGCCTCATCATTGTTCTTATAGGCGTCTACTTCGCCCTGTTTGGCCACAGGCATCATTGGGTTCGTTGGCTCATTGACCCAGACAAACCCGGAAGTAACCTGTGGTGGGCAGCCGTTTTTATCATTATCGGCGCGCTCATGATGATGGTTAGAAAGATGTAATAATACGACCCCATAACGGGGTTTTATTTTAAGAATATAACGAACATACGTTTGAATTACAAGCTCTAAGAGTTCAAAAGGAGTGCGATATCATGGCATCAATTACCTCATATAAACTAAAAGATGGCAAAAAGGCCTGGGAATTCTATATATTCGCTGGTGTTGATCCTCAGACAGGAAAAGAAATAAAAATTCATCGGCGCGGTTTTCCAACCGAAAAAATAGCCCAGCAAGAAGCAACTTTAGCTGAGGCCGAAATAATCAGAGGCCACTCTCACTACCAAACTGAAAGAATTTTAATGGCTGATTATCTCAATCAGTGGATCACTAAGCTTAAGGTTAATGTCAAAGAGGGATCCATGATTATCTATCGATATAATCTTAAGAAATACATCATCCCCAAAATTGGGGATATTCGACTAGCCAAATACACGCTTAAGGAACATCAGGAGTTCATCAGCAGTCTATTCAATGATGGCTTGTCTCTTAACACAGTAAAGCTCATCAATGGAACGTTGCACAATGCATTAAAAAAAGCCGTTGCAATTGGTTACATTACCAAAAACCCTACCGTTGGTGTCGAGTTCAGTGCGTATGCTAAAGACAATTCCAAAAAACTTCACTTTTGGACAAAAGATCAAGTTGGATCTTTTATAGAAGCAGCTGAAGAAGATAAAGAGCCCATGTGGCTATCATTCTTTGTGACGCTGATTGACTGCGGGCTTCGTGTGGGTGAAGCCATGGCTCTTCGCTGGTCAGACATTGACTTCAACAAAAATACCTTATCAGTCAATGCAACACGAATCTATCGTGCTGAAACTGGATCAAACGCTGGCAAAATAGCGCTTGATCGTCCCAAAACATTAAGCTCTAAGAGAACCGAATACATGACCGCTCGAGTAAATGACCTTCTTCAAAAACAATATGGGCGCCATTTCAGTCACGGCAATGTACAAGGTTTTCGGTTTTCTACTAGTCACAATAACGATTTTGTCTTCACCTATTCGTCTGATGCAAAGTTTGGACAACCGCTCCGATCTCGAGCAACTACCGGTGCTTTTAATCGCATCACCAATCGAGCTGAGCTTCATCACATCCGTATCCATGATTTAAGACACACACACGCCGTTTTAATGCGTGAGGCAGGTTTAAGCCTTGATGACATAAAAGATGATCTTGGGCATAAAGACATTTCGACCACTCAAATCTATGCTGAAATCTCCCCCGCTAAAAAGAAAGAAAATCATCAGCAATTCGAAAAATACCTAAATCAGTGA